TAAGATCTCCAAATTCATTACCATCCCCATCAAAATCATAATATAATTTACCAAAAACATAAACATCTTTATAAAACTTTGCGTCCTCGTTCTGTATCGTTGGTTTTCCAATTATAGTCAGATCTTCTCTCTGTTCTTCCATTAGATACCAAGACCTCCTATTATATTTTTAATAGAATCTTTACTGAGTTGTCCTTTTAATTGATCTTGAAGTGCATTTGTATCAATCTTAGATGCAATATCAGTAATTCCACCAAGTTGTTCTCCTATTTGAGATTCAAACTTACCAGCAAATGTATTTGCTGCAGTAGCAATTTCTGGTAATGCTCCACCCAACTTATCTGCTAAGAAATCACCACCAACAAAACTTCCTGCAAAAGCATTTCTAGCAAAATCTATACCCATAGATTCAGGAAGATTACCCAACTTAGCAGAAACAGTAGCTTTTAAACCATTAATGTCTATCTTTCCACCTTTAGCATTTAAATTTATATTTTTTCCTTTAATATCAACATCACCATCTGCATCTATAAGAATATTAGGTGCTTTGATTGTAACTGATCCATTACCATTTGATATAATAGTAATTCCTCCTTTCATAGAAGTTATGCTTATATCAGTTTCCTTTGCACTCTTATTATTAGCACCTGCAGCAATTTCTATTTTCCTATCGCTATGTAAACTTAATGTCCCAGAATTACTTTGGAATAAACTTGATTTATCACCATCATCATTTGCACCATATATTAACCATGATAAGTTTCCATCATCTCCCATCTGAGGATTATTAGCATCAATTCTAAAATCGGGACCTAAAGAAATAAATCTCCTTCTGTCCCAATTACATGCCTCTACTGGTCTTTCTGTATTAGCCATTAGTTATCGACCTCGCTTGTTCCCAAAGATCCACCATCATCAATACAATCAATTACCTGCTGTACCTCTCCCTTATATTCAGGAGTTCCTAAAACAGGTCTGATCAAAGCACCATTTCCCGTACCTTTGATTCTAATTTGCGGTAAATTCGGAGTTATATTAATATTTAGTGGTTTAACAGAAACGATACCTCCTTTATCAACAATAACCTTATATTCATTTCCATAGTTATCAACTGCTATATCTTCTTCAGAATATCCTGAACCAGGTTTAACAATTATTGTATCTACAACACCAACTTCTTCAATTTCTCCTGGTGGATATCCTTCTCCTTCAGATACCATATAAATTCCTGTAACTTCTCCATTTTTAACTAATCCTCTAGCAACAGCACCATATCCTTGCTTACAGTCATCAATGATCTCAATGAAAGGAGGAAACTCATATCCAACACCAGGTTTAGTAACTCTAATACCAATAATACTTGCAGTAGTCTCTATCTCTCCAGGAGGACCATTCAATACTCCCATAATCGCTTCTGCAGCTGCTCCCCATCCACCACCACCAAATATTCTAATCTTTGGTTTACCACAACCTGTTAAGAGTCCCCCAAAACATGCTCCCAAAGGATCATTAAAATCGTCACCAAAATTTGGAAGATTTAAGTTTACATCTAATGTACTTCCAGATCCTTCTACTTTTTGAACAAGACTATTTGCAGCATCTAATACACCATCTAAATTATTCAAACTATCCTTAAATTGTCCTCCTATTGTAAATGATTTAGGAAGACCAGTACACTTATCAAGATTAACTTTACCATCTGCACAATCAATAATTGCACCAATAGTACTAATCATATCTACTTTACTTCTGATACTTTCAGTAATATCATACCCACTAGACAATACTTTACTTATTCCTCCCAAAGGACCTGCTAATGTAACACCAATACTATCAACTATACTATTTAAAGCTGCACCTGTAAATTGATCTACCATACAATCTGGAAATCCTGTAACATCATCAAATGAATCAACCAAAGCTTTCAACATGTCTTTAATTACATCTTCCATTTTAATATTAACAGCACTTGATAAACATGGAAGTGCCGTTTGAAGTGCCTTAACTGGAAGAACCATAGCTTTCTGCGCTGCCACACCTGCTAAATGTGCTACTACAGCATTTGCTGTTACTGCTAATACATTAGAAAAAACACTCTTATATAATACCTTTAATCCTTTCTGTACTACGTCTGTTAATTCTTCAATAACATTTTCACTAATATCTCCAACTAAACCGTTAACACCTTTAACTATAGTTTTAGTTTTATCTTCTATCAACTCATTTATATCGTCAACAAAACCTGCTGCACCACTACCCTCACCATCTCCTATAAGATTTTTAATATCTTTTAAGAAATTATTAACAGTTGTCGATACTTTGTTTATACTTTGATCTTTACAAGCACTAGGTACTGTAATTTGAGTACCAATTATATTAGATATGGATACATTATTTCTCTCTAATGCTTTTTCAAATGAAACAGCTAAAGGACTTACAACACTATCATTTCTCTCCTCATTGCCTTCACCTGCTTTAATAACATTATTATTATTTTCTGTTTCTGGATTTGGTATCTCACTGGTATAACCTGTGAATGGTATAAATGCACCACTATATTCAGCAAATGCCTTAGTAGATTCTCCAGTTCTACCAAAACTTGCAATAATTGCTGGAACTTGGGCATCATCTCCATCTAAGAAAAATCCTAATACAATTTCTCCAGGTTCAATATAAATTGACTGTGCCTGATTAGCTGCACCAGTTCCTGCAGTTGGAGGTAATAATACAAGTGCCAAAGGTAAATCTTTATCTGGTAACTGTTTCTCATCAGGATGATAACCCATAATCCTGACTCTTCTTTTAAGACCCCAGTTATCATTAATGTAGTGATTTACTTTATGATTAGGAGCTGGAGGAACTTGTCCAATCCACCACCTAAAACCATCTCTTCCAAGAAAATTAGTTTTTAAATTAGTATTATCAATCATTGGTCTTCCTCATCAACTATTACTTCTCTGGCAGGATTATCTCCTGGACTATCCTTCAATATTTTCATAGAAGTATAAGATTTTTGTATGTCATAATGATGGCATAACTCTTTAATTATATAAGGACCAGTCATCTTATCGACGGAAATAGTACTTAAATTTTTATCCATTGTAGGAAATTCACATCTAATACACATACCTACTTCTAAATTTGAATTAAGAGGAATTGTTATATCCAATACATTTGTAAATAATGTATTATATCTTGTAACAGATTGCATATTAAACTTTAATGGATCAGATCCTTTAAGATGATTCGTATCGCCTCTTGCTAACACACCTATATCAAGAACTCCAGTAATTATTCTGGATGCAGTATCCTCAATAGTTTCTTCAGAATTTTCATTAAGTTTTAAAAGGCGATCTGAAGGATTTTCAGAACCCATCAAAGACATATTCCCTTTATTACTCTCTGATTCGGGTACTAATGCATCCTTTCTTTTATATACCATACCTTCAAATGTCATTTTAAATGGATTAAAATACATACCAGAAGTTGAATAAACTCCTAATTTTAAATTTTTAACAATATCATTACTTTTCTGTATTGAAAATTTTAATATTTTAAAATCATTTAACAATGTTACTGGATTTTCGTTTTCATCATATGCTATTGTTGCTTCTGAATAGAAAAAAGGAGGAGATTCTGCTTTCTCTCCATCATCATTTGTAAGTTTGTAATATTCTTGTCTCATTAAAGTATCAACAGATCTAAATTTAAACCCTGTTTTGGTTTGATAAAATAAAAATCCAGAACTCTTACCTTGTGCACTGTTAGATATAGATTTTTTTGCTAACCATGTTATTACAGGAAATGGTTTTCTCAAATTTCCAATAAATCCATAAGCATTTGATGTTGGTTCAACTTTAAAACGGTCTTCCTCAACCTTAAGAGTATCCTTTAGAATATTCTCAACAGTAGTACCAATATTCTGATCTGGAGAATATTTCTTATAACATCTTGATGTTTCATTAGTAAATGCTTCTCTACTTGTTAAATGTAAAGTAAACATTTCTCTTTTAGAATCTCTAAGAACATTAGTAATGCTAGTAACATAGAGATAATCCGCAGTTTTTGTAGAAAAATCTAATGGAATATTAGATTGACTATTTGCTAATATTTTAATTTTACATCTTTCTCCACCTCTAATAGGCAAACCATCAAAAATTGCAAGTGGAGTTACATCTGTTGTATTTCCTTCAGGATCTTCTCTAGCAGTATTATTTGTTGAAGTTTCATTTAATACTACTACTTTCATAGTAATCGCTGGAGAAAATATATCTTCAAAATAATCAATAGACACAATATAATCTTTCAGGTCGAATACTTCTATATTACTACCTGTCTCATTGGTCTCTACCTCACCCCCTTGCTTCTTATTATCAAAGGATATAACGAACTCTTCTATTATAGATCTATTAGATGCTGACATTATGGATTATGTATAAGTAAGATCTTGTAACATCAATTGGTTTTCAATACTATTTAACTCATCAGAATTACCAGATATAATAATATTCCCTCCTTCTATATCTGATGATCCATTCGTAGTTACTTCTTTTGGTCTATTATCAATAACAGTTATTTCTTGTGCTTGTAATTCTGGAGTTATCATAGCAATTTTTTGTTCAGTATTATTTCGTGATTCTATTCTTAAGTCTTCATTCTTAAGTTTTTGTCCTGCAGCATCAACTTGTTGATGAATCTTATCTGCCATTGATAATTGTTTGTTTTCTACAGTATTATCTCTATCTCCACTTGAATAGTTTTTTCTATATTTAACCTCACTAGGATCTATACCAAATTTTTCAAGGGCAGCATTAATTTCCTCTTTAGTATCATACTCTGCAGGATTTTTCTCAATTTGATTCTTAACAAGATCATATAACCCAAGTGGAATAAGATCTCTATTATCATCTAATACAACTAATGGATCGACTTTTTCACTATTACTACTTGATTGATTTCCATTTTCATTATTATTTTCATTATTACTTTCATTATTATTTTCTTCACTAGCATCTACATCAGAATCACTAACTCCACCATCTTCTTTTTTAAATTCTTCGTCTGGATTCTCAAGAACTTTTTCTGCACCAGTGATATCACCATTAAGTTTCTCCCATGCTAATTCTAAATCAGAAAATGCATCCTTTATTTTTCCAGAAGAATCTGCAAAATCAAATGATAAAATATTTTCTCCAGCTGCAAGAATTAATTTACCTAGACCTTTCACAAAATCCATACTTCCTTCAATAAAATTACCTATTTTCTTCCAAACATCTGTAATAAAATCCATTCCTCCCTGAATTTTTTCCATAATATTACCAGCATTCTGAAGTAACCAAGCACCTGCAAAAAGTCCCATCACCGTAAGTGCTCTACTAAGAAGATTTCCACCAGTTTTCTTAATAGTTTTACCGATATTTGCAAATGTATCACCAACAAGATTAGGTTTTTCTAATCTTCTTTCTTCAGACTCCTTTTCTTGTAAATCTCTTCTTTTTACAGCATCATTCTTAATATTTTCTAAGTGTTTTTCATTTAATTTATTACGTTTTTGCAACTCTTCTTGTACACCAAGTATACTCTTTGACATACTTTTAAGATTATTTTTTAACGAACGAAAACCATCTCTCATAGAAAATATGGGAGACCCTACAGTTTTACCACCTGATGTTGTTGCTTTATCCATTTAATTTACAGGTGTATTAAATTCTGATTTAGTATTCATAGCATACAAATTGTCACGATTATTTGATGGAATATTTGGTATAGTATTCTTCGCACTATTATTTCCTTGTCCAGTTACTTGCTGACCACTATTGTTAGAATTAACAAGTGTTATAATTGGTTTTGGTCTATCAACTTGTCCAAGGTTTTGAAAATTATTATTAGTCCTACCATCTATCTGAAGATTTGATTGATCTCCAGTAAAATCAATTCCTTCTCCTGAAGCATCTCTCTTTAAATCATTGTGTATAGATTGTCCCATAGCAGAAACACTTAACACCCCAGAAAAAGCTTGCATACCTGGAATTAAACTGGTAATCGCACCTGCAGTGTATAATCCCGCACCTGCCCAGTTACCCTTCATACCCTCACTTACAGCACCCCAAATATCAAGACCAGTACCAATAATAGGTAAAGATCCAAAAATTCCTCTAGCAGCAACTTTAGAAGCAGTTTTTTGTACTCCTTTTTTGACAACTTCTTGGGTTACTTTTCTTCCACCTATACCAAAGAATCCTTTTATTGCTTTTCTCATACCAGGACCAATTGCCCTTTGTATACCAATATATGCTTTCCTTACTGCAGTTTGAATAACGTTACTTGCTACTCTAAATGGATATGATACTACTCTAGTAGCAAATGAACCTACACCTTGAGCAAACCTAGCAGCAAGAGTTACTAATTTACTCGTAAATCTTGAGAAAAGATGGAACCCTCTTGTTACTTGTTGAAGAGCAGAGTTTAAATCTATACCCAAAGCCTTCAAAAGATCACTATTACCGTCTTGCCAAGCACTAAAAGTCTGGAATACTTTTTGAGCAATGAAACCACCGAAAAGAGCTAAAAGTGCATTCTTAATTCTACCAAAAAATCCTACTGTTTTCTTTTGTGTATCGTCTACCTTTTTCTTTGCTTTTTTTTCTAAATCAGGTTCTTCTAATTCAGTTTCCCTTTGTTCCTTTACCCTATTTTCTAAGAAAAGACTTTGTTGTTTTGCTAATTCTTCCTGTATCTTAGTCTCAGTTTCATTTCCTTTTATAATTACCTTCCTAATATTAATAAGAATTTTTTGCATATTAGCAACAGAAGATTCTAATGCATCTACTCTCTTGGTTAAATCATTAACTGGAGCAACTAAAGCACCACCCTCTGCTTGTACTCTCTGTTCTTCTATAGCACCTTTACCTGACAATACCAAAGCACCGCCACCACCAAAGTTCATCTTACTGGTTCTAGCAATTGCCTGTCTATTTTGTTTGGATAAAATACGACTTTTAAATATCTGCTTTCTTTCTGCGGGTGTCAAAATTTTTCCCGTGGCAGGATCTATCCCAGTATCTGCTGCATCCAGATTGGGATTATTACCTAAATTGAAAAAACTGTCTTTAACCGCCATTTACACCACGTTTTAAATTTTCCTCTTCAATATACTGAGACAAGAGAGTTACATATATTTCTCTTTCCCAAGGCATCATATTTTCTAATTCTGTTAATGAATATTTATGATGCTGCATCAGGGCAAAATTCGTCTTAAAGTATGACTCAAGAGATTCGTGAGCCATGGCTACTCGAAAAAAGACGATAAACCCTCCAAAACGACATGATTATTAACTTTAGTTTTAGGATTAACTATATCAAACTCATGTTTTAGTTTAGGCATAGTCTCAAAGAAAGTCTCAATTTTCTTAAATTGCTTAGAATTAAGTTGTTCAAGAAAAGTATTTAATTCTTTCTTTGTACAGTCTGAAGCAGAAAATGATTCCTCTGGACTAAAAACTTGATCTACACAATCAGCAACTAAATTAAAAGTTTCCTCTACCGAAACATCAGTAGAATTAAAATTAGATTTGATAAATTGTCCTAAAGAAGGATATTTCAATCTCAAAGTATAGTTATCATCTAAAACTACGTCTCTATCATGATCTGGATTAACATCTAACTTTATTTCATCTATATCAACCACAACAGGAACCTGTGTAGCACCATCATCAGGACAAGTTATTAAAATTTCAACTTGTTCCCCAACAGATTTACCACGAACATGTAAGAATAGATATTCTATCTCAAAGGTTGGTAATTTATCTACTCTAACACCTTTGCTTAGTATACAACTACTAAGAACATCTTTAACAGCACGACCAATCTGTTTCTCATCTTGACTCTCCATTGCTATGACAAGAATTTTTTCTTCTTTAACAAGGAAAGGTCTATATTTTACAGTCTTTTTTGTAATAGGTAACTCTAACTCATAGGTTGGAGTTGCAATGGTTGGTAAAGGCATAATAAATTATAACAATTCGTATATTATATAGGGAGGTTATAGAAGACCCCATAAATTATACCAACCTAACCCTGCATCATTCATTTTCTTCTGATAAGTTCTCCCAAATTCGCCATATGGTCCAATATAGAAAGTGTCATCTTCTTTATTATCGTCTACAACTTCTGCATCTCCATTATAATCAAATATATTTGTATAATCTGGGGGGAATGGTTCTGCATCTCTTTGTCTTAAAATATCATCTTTCAGATCTGCAACGGTATCTGTATTATTGTCCCAATTACGAAATGTGGATATCCTACCTAAAGGTCCAGTAACATAACGAGTATATTCAAAAGTTGCAGAAGCAGTTAAAATTTTAGACTGATCATATCCAACTTGAACATCAGTTACATTTTGAGGAAATAAATTAAAGAAAGTATATTGTAAACTACTACGATAGTCTCTTTCAAATTTTAATATTTTAGTTTGTTCCATCCTATAATCATCAGGATATTGCATCTTAATAAAGTAATTTGTTCTATCTTGAGAAACGGATCCTCTTCTACCAGAAGGAGCATGAGTTCCACCAGCAATAAATTCCATCCAATGTTCTAAAAATTTTAAAACCTTATAATCCCTATCAACATAAAAAGTAAGTGTAATTGGCACATACATTCTACTATGTGCAAACTTTTCAGTTATTCCTGTATACCCACCTGTTACATTAGCAGTTGCAAGAGACGCAAATGGTAATGAAGCAGCATTACATAATAAACCTAAATCTCCTGTTATAAATCTTCTATCTACTCCTTTTTTATCTAAATATCTACTCAAAGCTCCACTCATACTACCAAAACTAACTGCGTAATGGGAAGTTTGCGCAAGTTTTGTAAGAGTAGGTTTAAAATCGCTTATTCTTCTCGGTCTTTGATTTGCCACACTAAATATCTATTATGAATATAATTATACCTATTTAGCATGGCATATAAAGGAAAATACCGTCCTTCTCATCCTGAGAAGTATAAAGGTAATCCCATGAATATAGTATATCGTTCATTATGGGAAAGAAAGTTTATGGTTTATTGTGATAAAAATAGGAATATATTAGAATGGTGGAGCGAAGAAGTTGCTATTCCTTATAGGTCACCTATTGATAGAAGGGTTCATAGATACTTCCCAGACTTTTATATTAAGGTAAAAGAATCTCACAATAAAATTAAATCATACCTTATAGAGGTAAAACCTAAAAAACAAACAAAACCTCCCGTAAAACCAAAAAGACAAACAAAAGGTTACATTCGTGAAGCATATGAATATGCTAAAAATCAATCAAAATGGAAAGCAGCAAAAGAATTTTGTTTAGATCGTGGATGGGAATTTAAAGTAATTACAGAAAAAGAACTAGGAGTATGAGTAGACTATCTGAAATATTAGAAGAATATATAGGTTCTGAGGACGTTGATGATGTATACCTAGAAGTTCTAGGTGCATTATCAGAAGGAGGTGTTCCTCAAGTCGGAAAATATTACACCTTTGTATATCGCCCCAAAACACCTAACTTAAGATATGATGAATATCCGTTAGTAGCAGTTACGAATATATTTGATTGGGGATTCAAAGGAATCAATTTCCATTGGGGAGAATCAAGACAATATACCTTTCCAGAAATAGTAGGTGGTGTATATAATATAACTGATGAAGAGATAGATGACGCAAGAAATTTATCTTTCGGTAAATATCGGCTAAATAGATAAAAAAGAAATAAATGGCAGACGATTATAACATTAGTTTTTCAGACTTAGTAAAATTAGATGTATCTGATGGTTTCTTCTCAGATATAACAGGTGGGGAAAATTTTACACCTTTAGACATTCCTTTCGAGGGAGAAAGTGATTTTAAAAATTTTGATTGGACCAAAGATTATGGTTCCTCTTTTATTCTAAATTCAGAGGGAGGTCAAGAATCCGCAGATAATGATGGTACAGACAAATCATCTGCACCGTTTAGATATCCTTATACAAAAATAGAGGAGCATGATGATTATCTAAAACTTGAAATAGTTGAATTCACTCCACCAGGTTTAGAAAGACTAGAAGGAACACTTCGTTTAAAAACTAGTGATGAACTACCGAAAAAAGATATTCTTTATACAATCATGCTGCCAATACCGCAAGGTATAGAAGATAATAAAGGTGCGAATTGGTCAGATGGTAATCTGGGTGCAATAGCAGCACTAACAGCATCTGCTGTTAAAAAAGGTATGCAAACAAAAGGTAGTATTGCTAGTATGGCAGGAGCAACTTTTGGTGAAATACAGTCTCAATTAAATCAGTTATCACAAACAGATAGAGCAACAGTAGGTAATATGCTTACAGGAACAACTGCATCTTTAGTTGCAAGTGCACTAACAGGCTCAGAAGCAGGAAACGTTTTTGGAAGAGAAACTGGATTAACAATAAACAAAAACCAACAATTATTGTTTGATGGTATTACAGCAAGGTCTTTTTCCTTTAATTGGGATATAGTTCCAAGAAGTAAGAAAGAAGCTGAACAAGTAAAAGTTATTATTAGACTTCTTAAACAAGCAATGTCTCCCCAAAGAGGAGGAAGAAAAACTGTACAAGGTCTATTTTTAAAATCACCAGATGTATTTTATCTAACATACATGCATGGAAAAGATATGCATCCTTTCTTAAATGCTTTTAAACCATGTGCACTTACTGGTATGACTGTAAACTATACAGGTTCTGGCACATATGCTACATATCATGATGGAACCCCTGTACATTTAAACTTAAGTTTAAACTTCTCGGAACTAACTGCAGTATACAGGGAAGATTATGTAGGACCAAACTCAGGAGATGGAGTAGGATACTAATGGGATTTTTTAGAGAACTACCAAATATTGATTATCAATCTGTACTATCAGATAGAAACTCATCCTATGATTATATTAAAGTTAAAAATTTATTTCGTCGTATAAAAATAAGAGATGATATAAAACAATACTTTACTATTTTTGATAGAATAACGATAAAGGAGGGTTTTCGTCCAGATCACGTTGCAGAACAAGCATATGATAATGCGGATCTTGATTGGGTAGTATTAATAACTGCAGGAATAATTAATGTAAATAATGAATGGCCTTTAACTAGTCGTGAATTATATGAATTTGCTCTTAATAAGTATGGTGCAGATTTAAATGCAACAAAACATTATGAAACAATAGAGATTAGAGATGCAAATAATAGATTAATCTTACCTAAAGGTAAAATAGTAGACTCAGATTTCTCTATACCAGATCCTAGTAATTCTCTTACTGATTTAACTGGTAATGCAGTTAGAATAGGTATATCAAACTATGAGTATGAAACTCGTGCCAATGAAAAGAAAAGAAGGATTGATTTATTAAAACCAGAATATCTACCTCAGTTTTTAAGGGATATGAGAAAAATTATGAATTACACTAAATCATCTCAGTATGTAAGTACTCGATTAATAAGAACATCTAATAGTAGAATAAAATCTCCATAAAAAAAGGAGTCCTCCGTCACCGTCAGGACCCCAATATTCTGGTTCTCTTGGATCTATTCGTGGATCCCACCAGAAAAACTTAAGTTGATGCAATCTAAGATGCCTCAAAGGTTTCTTTAATTCCATAATTCCTCCAATAGAAAAAAAGGGTCTATAAAGACCCTTTTCTTATATATTCTAATATCATTCTTGTGCTAATTTAGCAAAATATGATAATGCGTCATCTTCATCCTCATCTGATGATGTTGTTGTCTGAGTTGCAGCAGTAACTAATTCTTCTGCAGCACCACGACCATCATCTTCACGTTCTAGATCTTCTGTTTGTTGTATGCGAGTGCTTCCAACTCTTAAGACAGATTCAAGTCTCTTCTTCAAATCTTCATATGATTTGAATTGATCAGCAGCAACAAACTCCTCAAGAGAGTATTGCTTTTTCCAGATCGCTTCAAGAGCATCGTCATCATCAAGTAGTGGACTTACTGCAGCAAATTCAGAACTATCATAGTTTCTGTATCCTGCTACATTCTTTGCCTTCAACTTAAAGTTTGCACCTTGCCAGAAATCGAATGGATCGATTGCTTCCTCATCTTCAAACTCAGGTTGCATTGCTGCAGTGA